TTAAATCCTTTCAAAAACCATTGTTGCCTGAATACGGTCGCCGCCGCCAAAACCGGTGCTGTTGGCAGAGGTTGTTGTAATTGTATGAAGACGATATCCTTTGGCTGCTTGTGTGTTAATAACATTTTCAAGTTCCTGTAAATTTTTTGAAGATGTTCCAATAAGTTTTTCCTTTAAAGTTACCTGTAATACTACATATTGCTGGTTCATAATAGTTCCCCTTTCAAAATTGGTATATTGGATTAGTACGTGTTATTGTTGGCTAAATCGGTCGAGCATCTGCGCAACAAATTTATTCATCATCATCTTCATCATCAATAGAGTATGAATTGGTGTAATTAGAATCAGATGAAAGCGATTGGCGATATTCACCTGCAACCATAGTTTTATTAAACTCGGCAGTTGGCTCGATTTCATCAACAATTTTTTCAAGTTCATCAATAGATATTTTGAAGAATTCTTTGCGCATATTAACTTTATTAACGCGTCTGTCATTAAGTATTTCGTGCATTTTACTTTCAAGAGCTACGGCATCCTGTGAGAATATAAAACTATGTACATCAAATTTGAAAGGAACGCTTGCATTTCCCAGTTCGTTTATTCTGTCTTGAGGTTCAAGTCTTCGTGTCATGCCGACTTTGAATACATCTTCACCGAACGAACCGAGGTTACTGATGATGTATACTGTACCAGCTTTACCGTTTTGGAGATTGGTAATTTCATCTTTTTTGACAATTACATCGCCCAACTGGGATTGCAATTCAAGGATTCTAGCTTTTAACTTGTCAATTTCCGATTCATCAGTAGTAGAAGACATGGTATCCTGCAATTTGTTGATTTCAGTATTAAATTTTTCTTCTTCGTGAAGAATACGTTTTTTCTCCTGCTCAAGCGCTTTTCTTTCTTCGGTCTCTTGACGCATTTGTTCTTTAAGCGCCATTTGCTCTTGTTTTGCCTGCTCTCGTTTGACATAATAGTTATATTCAATTTTAACAGCATTGATAAAAAGATATTCTATTTCACCAATGAATTTAGTGAGCGTTCCAGCAATAGTTTGATTACCGTCACCGGCAATTTTGAGATATTTGGCAGAAATATCTTTTACGTGTTCTATAGCAATATCAAGTTTTTCGTATTTTAGTGCGTAAAGTACGTTCTGAAGTTCAGCCCGTAATGCTATTACCATTAATTCGTAAATAGATTTATTAGCTTTAGTCGTATATCTAGTTGAATATTGCTGTAAAAGATTGTCTATCAATTTTTCATTATCACGGTAGGCTTTTCTTAAACTTTTAACATCCATACAATGAAGTTTGAGGATTACGGATGGGGCGATTGTTTCGGCATCATCTAAATCTCTTGCATTTAATATACAGTTGCTGTATGGAATATCCAAAGATATAAAATTATCAAATGCGTATGAGCAGCTTTTGTATAATTCTTTGGAACGTTCAACTTTTCGCTGTTGTGTGACGACAGATTTCTTGAGTTTGTCATCTTGCTGTTGAAGTTCACTTATCTCGGTTCTTAATTTATCAATCAGAATGTTATTGTTTTGTATTTCCTCATTGAGCAAATTAAGATTAGTTTTTGCTTCATTTTCTAAATTGCTAATTTTAGATGCAGAATCTTTCTCCATCTGTTCAATTTTTTGTTTGGTTTCTAAGTATTCAGTTACCCCTAGTTCATCATAAGCCTGTTTCATGTTGGTATTTTCCTGTAAGAGTTGGCTGTTCTGATTATATGTTTGGTCATATTGTTCCTGCTGTTTCTTATCGTTAATGGATTTTATAATGAGAAGAATGATACCTACTATAGGCGGAAAAATAAAGAACCAACATGAACATAAAAGTGCAATGAACCATGTACTTAGATACCATTTGTTTTTAGTATTCATAATCTAATATCCCCCCTTAATCTCTATGTGCAAATATTTCTACAAGCTGAACATTTTTGGATTGTCTGTCATAATCCCCGCGCTCAATGTGTAACATTTCGTGATGATATGACCTTAAGTGTTGTTCCCGGTTTAACCGGGAATTTAGAACGATGGTGTAAGAATCATCGTTGTTGCTGACAGTATATGCCTTTACAGTAGTTGGCATATCTGCATAGATGACGTTTGAATCCGTAATTATCCCCTCCTTTGTGCGTTACTGCTGATTAAATCTGTCGAGCATCTGCTTAACAAACTCAATGTCTTCTTTTTTGACTTTGCGAGAAGCATCAAACAATACCTTATAATCAGGATTTTCATACAGGAACTGTGCCATGTCTTTTGCATCGTCATCAAGGTAGTATTCGGTATTTTGTGAATTAATGAAGTGGTCTTCCATTAAATCGGAACGTAAAATATGAAAAAAACTGCAAATCTTATCAATCTTATCCATGCGAGGAATCTTAATTCCTTTACACCAATTAGAAACAGAAGCCTGAGAAACCCCCATATATGTAGCTAAATCCAGTTGGGTTTTTCCACTTGATTCTAAATAATAAGAGATATTTTTTGCAATAATTTTATTTAATTCCTGTTCAGACATATCGAACCTCCTTGTTTGAATAAAGTATAACTAAAAAGTTATAAGAAATCAACACGAAAATAAAAAAAATATAACTTTTAGTGTTGACAATAACTTTAAGTTATATTATGATAACATCATCAAATGAAAGGAGAACGATATGAGCGATTTTAAAATATCATTAACAGCAGCAAGAATTAATGCAGGGTATACTCAAAAAGATGTAGCGAAGCAAATGCACATAAATAAGCAGACTATTGTAAATTGGGAAAAAGGAAAAGTTATTCCAAAGCCGGCACAGTTTAATATGATGTGTGAATTGTATGGAGCTCCGAAAGATTGTATTTTTTTACCTAAAAGATAACTTTAAGTTATATAAACGCTCGTAAAAATTTTTAATATTAAAGTTATGCAGAAAAGAAAGGGTGAGAACAATGCTTATAAGAACAGAATTTGGTAACTTTGGTTGCCCGGAGGACTTATTAAGATTTATGCAGGAAGAAGGAATCGAATCCTGCACGGTTGAATCTGAATATTGGGGTGCGAAGCTCACCCCGATGAGGTTTACGCAGAAAGAGGTTGCGGACTGGATAAAACTGAAGGAGGAAGAAAAGTGATTGATTGTGTAGTTGTTCTTGCAGTTCTATTGCTGAATATATATGCAATAGATTCCTGCATACATGACAATGATAGAGCTTTTGCTATATCAAAGGTACTGACAGATAGCATTGCTTTAATATACGTTTGTACTCATTGAAATAGGAATACCCGCTCACAGCCCTCAGAAGTTGTTTGCGGATTTGGGTTTTGTTGTGATAGTTCCCCTGCTCATGGCGCAAAAAGAATCGCAACAGCACACGGCAGTGTTGTGTTACCACTGCTGTGTGGCTCACAGGACGTAGTTTAACTGGAAAAACGGCATATCCCCTAACCAAATTTGTAAGTGCTGTAGCCCCCTCGCGGCACTTTATGTCTGATAGCCATGCGGGTTCAAATCCCGCCGCCCTGAATTTCAACGTTGAATAAAAAGGCTGTGTGACAGGCACAGTCAGATGCATTTTAAATATTATGATAATAGCAAAAGTGAGGTGATAAGCATGAATGTTATCTGCACAATTCTTGATAAAAAGGAAAAGAAGACATACAAACTGGAAGAACTGACCCCAAAACAGCGGGAGGAGTACGGCAGGAAGATAAACGAAAGCGGTATGACCGCAATGGGTTATGTAAAAAAGTCATGAATGGAAGGTGAATACATATGCTGAAAGATATTTCAAATTATTCGACAAGGGATTTGATAGAAGAATTAAAGAACAGGGAAGGTGTTGAAATATACTTCGCAGAACCTGATTCATCAATAGCAATTAATGAAACAGGTCCTGTTACAGTATTGGTAGTTACAGATTAGCTGATTTTTTGGTATGTATATACGCCTTTAATATGCGCAGCTAAATAACTACCGTGTGATGATGCAGACATCAAAGCATCATACACGGATTTTGGAACATTGAGGTATTTGTAAGTAGAACCGGAGTTAAAGCATACATACAAAGTATTATCCTCATATCCAATAGATTTGATGTTAGATGAAACAACAGGAATCATATGCATTAGAACACCTCCTTCAGTAATGAATTGGGCAGTGCTTCGCCCAATAATTATTATAAAAAAGGAGTGGAGGTACAGATATTCAGTGACTGAATTAAGTGATTTCAATACTGAATATCATAAAAATTCAATATTTTCCATTTACAGCCGCCACAAGCTGTAAATGGATTCACAGGGCGTTTAATAGGAAAAATGGCATATCCCCTAACCAAAATCCCCGGAAGCTGTATCCCCTCACAGCACCGCGCGTCTGACAGCCATGCGGGTTCGATTCCCCGCCGCCCTGATTCGGGACAAGCTCCCGAACCCTAAAGGTTAAAGAAATGTATATCACAAAACAGGCGGCATCACGTAGCTTCATGCCGCCGGAAAGGAGAAAGATATGAGAAGCATACCGCTGATTATTTTTTACAACAGGTCCATTGATGATGCCAAAGAGAAACATGACATTATTAAAGCGTGTGAAATGCTGAAAAAGCTTCGGAAATTGGAAATTAAAGAGCGTGCAGTACCCGGTTCATACCGGCTTATAGAACAATAAAAATGAGAGAACTGATTGCAGCAGCTCTCTCAAAAAATTGATGTATAACATATACCAATACTTACATTATTATAACAGTTTATGTGTGATATGTCAATAAAAAATAAAAGGGGATTTTCCCCTTTTGAAAGCTTGATTAAATGATTATCTAAAGAACCATTCAGGAGATATAACAATATGCCATACATTAAGGAAATATGCGTGGCGGGCAGGATACTTGAGGTAAGAAAATATCACACACTTCGTTATAACTGCAAAGGGGAAAAGAGGGAAGGACGATACAGGCAGACATGTGAATGTCAGCAGAGGGTAAATCAAAGAAAGGCAGAGCGGACACTCCGCCGCCTGATGAATACCAATTTTACCGATAACACAGGAATGCTTGTGACGTTCACCTATTTTCCACGTAACCGTCCAAAAGATTCAAAACAGATGCAGGTGGATATGCGCAACTGCTTAAAGAAAATGAGAAAGATATTCAAAGGCAAGGGAATACCGCTCAAATACATCTATGTAAAAGAACTGGGAAAGCGGGGCGCTGCCCATATCCATATGATGATGTCAATCTGCACGCCGCAGGAATTAAAGCAGTGCTGGACAAAAGGCGGCATAGACATGAAGCCGCTGTACAGCAAAGGAGATTACAAAGGTATAGCAAGGTACTTTATCAAGGCGGCATTAAAGACAGAAGAAACCGAAGGACAGTTGATAGGAAAACGGTGGAATCCGTCCCAGAACTTAAAACAGCCGGTTGTGATAAAACAGGTTGTCCGCTCCAGCACCTTCAATCATGGAATCCGTCCGAAGAAGGGATATATTCTGAATCCGGATTCTGTGAGGGAAGGATATACAGAGGCGGGGTTTAAGTATTTTTCATACACCATGTACAAAGAAGAAGGAGGCGGATAGACGTGGTAAACATCTACATAACGACAACAGCAAAAGGACCGCGGATATGGAAGACGGCATACTACGTTTACACAATGGAATATAACGGGCATACGAGAAACCACTCCGGGCGAATGAAAAACTGCACCGAAAATCAGCTTGAGTTAAATATCATAGCGGAAGCATTGGGAAGATTAAACAAAATGCAGGAAGTCCGCATATTTACCGGTTGTACCCATGTTTTGAATGCTATGAATAACCACTGGGCTGTTCAGTGGGAAAAGAACGGCTGGAAAAAATCCGGGAATAAACCGGTAAAGAATCAGGAACTGTGGCAGCAGATTACGGAGCTGATGAGGTACCATGTTGTAACATTTACGGATGAAGCCCATGAATACTCGTTGTGGCATCAGTTCTGTATAGAGAAATTAAAGGAGAAACACAATGAAGAATAAAAGCATTTTACAGCAGACAAAAGAGTGTTACCTGTGCCGCCTGAAAGCTGAAAAGGCGGGATATTTCGGACAACTCCCATCAACGGGGCTGCATAAGCACCATTTCATGCACGGAACAGCAAACAGAAAGCTTGCAGAAAAATATGGCTTGTATGCCTATGTATGTGAGCGGTTTCATCATGAGCATGGTGAAGAATCACCGCACGGCAATCCGGCAGTGGACTTAATGCTCAAGCAGATGGCACAGCGGGCATTTGAAGAAAAGTATGGAGAAGACAGGTGGCGGGAGGTTTTTCTAAAGAGTTACAAGGACATGGAAGGCGCCGCATATATAGATGACGGAGGAAATATACGAACACCATGAATATAGCAGAGCTGACAGACGGGGAAATGGGCATATTTCATGCCGACAGCCGTCCGTTTTATGAAAAAGACGGCAGGAGAATTATGAAAGTTGCAGAACCGTATTACAACGGGGATGAAAGGATTATATCCGGATTCTGCCCACACTGCGGATTGGAAGTGAACCGTGTATGGAATATGGATTACTGCGGAAGCTGTGGACGGGAAATAAGCTGGCATGATATCAGCGTAAAAGATTATGGAGATATTCCGTAAGTTGCACCGGTGCAACAGAAAGGAGAAACGATATGTTTGAAAAATTCGGAGAATTTAATTCAGCAGAGGAGTTAAACAGAAAAGCAGAGGAATTAAAGGGCGATATTTATAAATTAAAGCAGTTTGCCGCTGAAAACGGGCTTGAGGAAGATGATGTAAATGACTACGTGGACGGAGTGATTACAGAACTGGCAACACCGCTGACGGCGGCAATGGGGAAAATAAAGGCTGAAAAAGAAGAACTTGAGTTGCATGGAGTGCTGGAAGACTGGTATGAAGCGGTTGCGGATGAGTGCATGAGCAATCTGGCAATGGCAGCAGCCGTAAGAGAAAAAGGAAAGAGCCTTGCGGTGTTTATGAGCAGGCTTCTTGCAAAGGCATTCCAGGGCAAAGTAAGGGTAAGCGACAAAATCGTATCAATCACAACGATAGAGCATGACGGTAAACAGGAGCAGATGAGAGGACCGGTTTATTTAGGGATTCCAAGCTGTGCAGAAGTAAAGAAAATGATGCGTGAATATTACTTAGGACAGGAGAGAGCATGAGAGCTATAAAAGCATTTAACCGGAATCTACAGGCAACGCTCGGAAGCGGAGTTATGACAATGGAAGCCGGAAAGACGTACCGGGAAAAAGAAGCAAAATGCGCGCACAACGGCTTCCACTGCGCAGAGAACCCCCTGTGTGCACTCGGATACTATAACAATATGGATTCCCGGTTCTTTATTGTGGAAGCGGGCGGTGACATTAATCAGGACGGGAATGGTACAAGAATTTCCTGTACCGAACTGACACTGATAAAAGAGATTACAAGGATACAGCTTGCAGCACTTGCGTGTGAGTACATCCGCAAGTACCCGGACAGGGAAGAAAATGAAACGCACCTGTGTAAAGATAAAGGAGCGGCAACAGTTAAAGAGGATTTTATCATTGTCCGGGGGAAGAATCCGATAGCAAAAGGGGTTAAAGGATCATACCTGTTTCTGCTGAAAGAAGAAAAAGACACCCGCAATATTCAGGAAATTTATCCGGTATACGTTGACGGAAAACAGATAAAAGCAAATGTGTACTATGGTTTAAGAGGTGGAAAACTGTGTATAAAAAAGAATTAAGGAGTTTAAAGAGAATCAATGCCACACCGCACATGCGGCGGGTGGCACAGCAGAATAAATTAGATGTTCCCATTAAATACGTAAATTCATGGGGAACGTATAAGCATGACACAATATACGATGTGATGATTCGCTGCCAGACAAGAGGAAGGATACTGATGATAGCAGTATTCTTCCCAGACAAAGTGGCAGAAGGAATAAAAACACCGACCTACGAAATATATTGCAATCCGGAAGGAAGCGAGTTCGTAACACGGATTCTTGATGAAGCAGGAAACGAAGTCAGATGGAGTACAGGATTGTTTGTGAATCTTGATAAGGTCCAAAAAAGCCTGTATAGGGATTATGGCTTATCAACAATACAAAGAAATAGCCGTGTGTGGCAGAATCAGGGCGGCAGGGATACAATTCGTCAGTTTTTAAGAGTTATACATAGAGGTATTGACGGCCTGAATGAATATCAAAGGAAATGCCGTGATCAAAAGATACAGGAAGCAGAAGCAAAAGAACAGAAACCGTGGGACGAACATATGGCACTGATACCACCATTGCCGCCGGGATTTGAAAGATGGGCATTTCATGAGGCAACAGTAGAAAATTTTATTTTTTATGAAAGTATAAAGGATAAGACAGGATACTGCACATACTGCGAAAAACAGGTGCCGCTCATACAGGCAAAGAGAAATAAAAAAGGAAAATGCCCGTGCTGTGGAAAAACTGTCAAATTCAAGCTTCAGAGCAAAATACAGACCTTAGCGACTGAAGCACGATATGTAGAATGTATTCAGGAGATGCAAGGAGGATTTGTAATCAGGACGTTTAGAGTAAGTTCGGATTATTGCGATAGAAAATATACAAATCCACACCATGTATTTGCAGAACAGGAAAGAGTCCTATATTTTGGCAACACCCCGGTACATTATACATGGGGGAATTATAAGAATAAAAAACACAGATTTATTCCGGAGGGCAGACCGTATTACTCTTTTTACAGCTCGAAGCATAAGCTGTATATGGAAAATATTGAAAATTTGAAACGGACGGTATTAAAAAACACAGCAATTGATTTATGGTCAGAACTGCCAAGAAGCGCGGCGGAATATCTTTACATTGAAAGACATAATCCGGCAATTGAAATGCTGGCGAAGATTGGAATGTTTCGGCTTGCCAAGGATATGATGAATTACCGGTATGATAGTACGCTTTTGAGCGAGGGACAGACACAGATTGCAAAGATATTAAAAATTGACAATGCAAGATTAAAACGACTGAAAGATTTAGACGGAGGCATACATCTTTTAAAATGGCTGCAGTGTGAAAAACGGGCAGATACAATATGGCCGGATTACGTTATCAGCGAATTTGCGGCAAACGAAATCAACTTATCGGATTTTGGATTCCTTCCGCCGCCGATTAAGCCGGTTAAAGTATATAACTACATTAAGCGGCAGGCAGAAAAGTTGGGTGAAACATTTACACAGACGGGAATCACATGGAGAGATTACTATAACCTTGCAGAACAGAATAAGTGGAATGTATCCGCATCACAGATAGGCTGGCCAAAAGATTTAAAAAAGGCACATGCCGATGCGGTGCTGTTTTCCAAAGGGGAATCCATAAAGAAACAGTCAGAAAAACTGGAAAAGAAGTGGCCGGAAGTAAATAAGATACTTCCGGATATAAAGAAATTTGAATATCATGATAAGAAATTTGCGGTAATTGCTCCAAGGTGCATTGAAGACATGGTGCGTGAAGGAACAGCACTCAATCACTGCATGGATCATGCAGATTTCTATTACGACAGAATACAGAAGCATGAAGCATATCCGTTCTTTTTAAGGCGGGCAGATTCAGTAGATACGCCGTGGTATACGCTGGAGGTTGAAGCCTCCGGCAACATACGGCAGAAAAGAACCACGGGAGATAATCAGAATCCCGATCTTGAGGAAGCACTTCCGTTTCTTAAACGTTTCATGGCGGCATTTAAAAAGAAAATGACAGCAGAGGAGCGCAGACAGGGAGAAACGGCAAATGAAAAGCGCATACAGGAGTATCGTGAATTGAGGAAAAACGGCAACAGGATATGGCATGGAAAACTTGCGGGACAGCTTCTTGCAGATGTCCTTGAAGCAGATTTCATGGGATTGGAGGAATAGCAATGGAAATTATAACGACATTTGATGAATGGCAGCAGGAGCTTGATACTGAATTGACAAAGACTGCAGAAAGCTTTGTAAGAATCGGATACCTGTTAAAAATAGCACGGGACACAGACATTTTAAAAGATTCGGGATATAACAGCATTGTTGAACTGGCAAAAGCCAGATACGGGCTTGATAAGACACAGGTATCAAGGTTTATCCATATTAACGACAGATTCAGTGAGAACGGCAATTCTGACAGGCTCATGGAGCAGTACAAAGGCTTTGGATATGCAAAGCTTACTATTATGCTGCAGTTACCGGATACCATTAATGAGGAGCTTACACCGGAGTTTTCAAAGGCGGATATTCAGACCGTAAAAGAAGAAATCGACAGGGAAAAAGAAATATCTGACCTTGAGGTGTTAATGGAAGAACCGGACGTTACATCGGATTACGATGATAACCTGATAAAAGCACTGGCAAAACTCGGAGAAGACGAACCGGAGCTTTACAGGGCAATATATGAACAAAACAAAGCGGCAGGATATACAGTAGAGCAGATGAAAGACGATATGTGTCCGAATGAAGAAAAGATATATTTTGTCCGTCTGGCGGGAATCGGAAGAATGGTATTTTCTCTGAAAACAAAAGAGTCCACTGTCAGATTAGTTAATTCACGAAGTGGGGAAAAGCAGGAGTATACATGGCAGCAGTTGATAGACGGCTGGAAACAGCTTTTTAAAGGAAAAACAGGCACGGCACAGGAAGAATGGAGCAGAGAGTATAAAAGACCGTATCCGTCAGAAGAAACAAAAGAAGAACGGCCAAAGGAACGCAAAGAACCAAAGGTCAGCCGTCCGGCACCTGAAAAAACACGTAAGGAAGATGTAAAAAAAGTAAATGCGGAAAAGGCAGATGCAGAAGCCCCTGCGCCGGAGGATGAAGACAAAAGCGAAAAAACTAAAAAGCCCGAAAGCCGCATAAACACCGGTAGCGAAGCGGATTCTACTCCAAAACCGTCTACACAGGATTACAAAGGTGCGGTATTCAATGAAATGATAGGTGTTGCAAATGGTCTGTTATCCTGTGTATATCAAAAGGACGTTAAGGGAATCAGGGAACATATAAAGGATATTGGACATATGCTGGATACGTTAGCAGCGGAAGAACAAAAGGACATTCCGGGGCAGATGCACATGGGAGAATAAGAAAGACAGAGGTGATAACAATGCTTACATGGCAGAAGAAAAATGGCGAATGGGGATTAAACGGAGTGCCTGAAGAAGAACTGAAAAAGGTTGGCAGCAGAATATATGCGGCGCTTTTTAAATTAAAAGATTATGAGCAGCTGGGAGTAAGTCCTGGACAGGTGGAAGAACTGGACAGGCAGTATACGCAAGTATGTGAACGTCTTGCAAAACAGAAAATTCCATGTATGCCGGGAGATACGATTTATATTTATGAAACGTGTGAGTGTATCCCAAGAACCCGTGACCAGCAGACAGGGATAGTAGAGTGTCCGTTTGAATCAGACTGTCCGTATGATACCTGTAGAGATGCAAATGAGCGTTTATTTCAGACAAAGGTTATGGGGATATATAATACAGGGCACGGCTGGTACATAGAAGCCGAACATATCATACAGGCAATACCGGCATCTTATATCGGGAATACTGTCTTTTTTAATCCAAAGGAAGCATATAACAGGCTTCATGCAGGGGCTAAAGAAGATTACAGAAAACATTTTGAACGGAGATTCATGAGGAAACGATGAAAGAGTGGATAAACATTAATGGAAGCACTAAAACCTGCGGACAATGCGCATATAAAGCATATTTGGGAGAAAATGCACAGGGGCAGCAGGTGTATGGGTGCGGCAAAGCGGGGGAGTGCCAAGAGAGGAGCAAAGAACAAAATGGAAACGAAGAGAAAAGCAATATCCAAAAGTACAAGAACTAGCGTATATCTTATGTATAACGGACATTGCGCTTATTGTGGCAAAGAAATTAAATACAAAGATATGCAGGTTGACCATAAAAAGCCATTAAGATTGGGTGGAATAAACGACATTACAAACTACTTGCCAGCATGTCGAAGTTGTAATCACTACAAAAGCACGCTTGATGTAGAAGGATATAGAAAATATTTGCAGGACATACATAAAAGACTTATGCGGGACAGTATCCCATACCAAGTCGCAGAAAGATTCGGGATAGTGAAACATATATCAAACGATATTTTATTTTACTTTGAAAAGGTAAATAGATGAATTATGTGATTTTACAGATAAATGAACAATTTAAATGAGATTATTATGCTTTAGTATTAAAATCACGGAATTGGAGCATAGATGGACATTGAAAATTGAATATTGAGGGTTGATATGGTATAATTCAAATATTAAATCGCAAAGGAAGATTCTATGGTTATAGATTATATACAAATGAGTGTGGCACTAATAATCAGTTTGTTTGTAGCTTTAATTATTTTGAGTTATGCAAATAAAAAAATACAAAAAAGGGCTGTAGAAGAAGCAAGGAGTGCCGTCAAAGATTTTTGCAATAACCTTGTAGAAAATCAAGAAATAGACATCATTAAACTTATGCATAAAAATGTTAGCGAATTACAGGAATATTATGTAATAAGCAAGCAACATGCAAGAGAATCGTTTATAGCGACATTGATTACATGTTTTACTGGTTTATTTCTTTATGCTCTGGGAATTATATCTTATGTATTTTTAGATAAAAATATTAATGTGATTACAGTTATTTCAGGAACTGCAGTTGAAGTAATATCAGGATTGTTTTTTTCGCTGTACAAGAATACAATAAAACAATTAGAAATATATCATAGACGATTAGAATCAACGGAAAGATATTTAATAGTATATCACATGATAATGGAAGTTTCGGAGGAACACAGATACGAGGAGCAAAGAAATTATATAAATTATGTGTTAAACGATAACCAACATCAGATGAAGAACGAATAAATAAGTATAGTACCAACCGTCAATATTTGATGGCTGGTATTTTTTTGCCCAAAATCAAGAATTGCACCGGTGCAACAAAAAAGGAAGCCTGCTGGATTCGCGGTCTGCAAGCTTCCTGTTCCTGTATATCGAACAAATGTATTATAGCACAAAACACAGAGTAGTACAATACAAATGGGAGGAAATATGGGAATAAAAGAGGCATTGGAACAATATTGCGATACGCAGCAGGAAATTAAGGACATAAAAAGCAGGATTGAAACACTGGAAAGACAAATTGCGGTTATGGAAAAGCAGGGATACACCCAGCAGGATTCAGTTACAGGCGGAGAAGGAGGAAACAGACATTATAAAATCGAAGGGTATCCATACCCTGAGTACTCAAGAAAGACAACGCTTCTTATATGCCGTCGGCAGCAGTTGAATGGTAGGGAGTTAAAACTACTGGAATTGACCAATGAGGTAGAAGAATACATAGGACAGATAGAAGACAGCAGAATAAGGAGAATGATTACATATAGATTTTTGGATAAAATGACATGGCAGCAAGTAGCATTTGCAATGGGAAGAAAGTATACGGAAAACGGCTGCAAAAAGATGATAGAAAGATTTTTTAAAGAAATTTAGAAAATGTCACACATGTCACGAATTAGAAGTGTAATATCTAAACTGGATAAAGAATTAATCCACGGACGGAAACCGGATAAATCCAAAAGCCGCAGGTGCGGCAGTTTTTTACCTCCTGAATGGCGCTGGCGAAAGCCGGCGCTTATTTTAGTGAAATTATAATATTTATAGATAGAACAACAGTAAAGGAAGGTGGTGGTTGTGCCGAATGCACCGAATTATGAATTAGCAGAAAATGATTATATGTCCGGCATGAAGTATAAAGATATAGCGCGGAAATATGGAGTAACTTTAAACACAGTAAAGAGCTGGAAAAAGAGATACAACTGGGATAGAAAAGGTGTGCACACAAAAAATGAAAAAGTGTGCACACAAAAGCAATCAATTAAATCAGACGATAAAAAGCCTGTTGCTGATGAGGTGGAAGCTGTATTGCAAAATACAGAATTAACCGAGAAGCAACGGCTTTTTTGTTTGTATTTTGTAAAATGTTTTAATGCCACAAAAGCCTATAGAAAGGCATATCAGTGTGATGAGTATGTAGCAATGTCAAGCGGTTCAAGATTGTTAAGAAATGCAAAGGTAAAAGAGGAAATAGACAGATTAAAACAGGAAAAGCTAAATCAAGCCTATTTAACACAGGCAGACATCTTTCAAAAGTATATGGATATCGCGTTTGCAGATATGGGAGATTATGTTACCTTTGGAAAGAAAAAAGTTCCGGTATGGAAGCGGGTTGACGGGCAGGATATTCCGGTAATGGACCCGAATACAGGACAACAGAAGATTGCTGAATACAGTTATGTTGATTTGAAAGAATCAACAGGCGTGGACACAAGCATTATTTCCGAGGTATCTGAAGGAAAGAATGGCATCAAAATCAAACGCGCTGATCAGATGAAGGCGCTTCAGTGGCTTACGGAGCATATGGACATGGCGACACAGGAACAGAAAGCAAGGCTGGAACTGCTCAAACTACAGAAAGAAAAACTGTCGGAAGGTACAGCAGAAAATGATGAGGCAGTGGAAAAAATGGACAATATTTCTAAGATTTTAGAACAGATGCAGCAGGTCAATCAAGAGGACCTGGTGGATTAAAAAACACTAAAAATGTCCGCCAGTCACGGAATTTTAGTGTTTTTTGCTATTCTGTTGTAATATTGCACAAAGGCATTAAATGTGTAAAAATCAGGAAAAGCCAGTAATAGACTGACTTTGCAGTTATTTTAATATCAAAAATAATATTCGCTAAACGTGAGTTTTGCGAAGTTTTACCCAAAATCAGTCCTAAACAGGGAGGTGATACGGTGTTGGTCTTATCTTCTAAATTTAAAGATTTTTTGACAGTGCAAGCAGACAGGGAATATCTTGAGGGAACAACGGCAGCAGGCAAAACGACGGTCGGAATTTTTAAATTTATGTTAATGGTTGCTAAATCGGATATCAAGTATCATGTTCTTGCGGGTGCAGACATTGGAACAGTCGAAAAGAATGTTATTAATTCGGAGCGGGGGTTGCTGGAGCAGTTGGACGGACTGGCAACGTACAATCCAAACGGCAAAGGCAGAATAAGACTGCCACACATTGAATATAAGACACCAAACGGAATCAGGTATATTTATGTATGCGGTTATGATAATAAAGCAAAATGGAAGAAAGTATTAGGTTCACAGGTAGGCTGTGTGTATATTGATGAGGTCAATATTGCGGATATGGAGTTTTTGAGGGAAATAACGCACAGATGTAAGTATATGATAACGACTTCCAATCCTGATGCACCGGATATTCCGGTGTACAAGGAGTTTATCAACAGAAGCAGACCGTTAAAAAAGTACGTAAAAGATTATCCGGCAGAGCTTCTTGACGAATTAAAAGAAGAACCGGTCACAGGCTGGATCCACTGGTATTTTACATTTTATGATAATGCTTCAATGACACAGGAAGATATACAGAAAAAGATAGATGCAGTTCCGAAAGGAACAAAGATGTACAAAAATAAAATACAGGGATTGAGAGGCAAGGCGACAGGCCTTGTCTTTTGTAATTTCTCCCATAAAAAGCACCTGATTACAAAAGAAGATGCAAAGAAGTACATTAAAGACAGAAAACAGCTACAGGACGAATATTTTGAAATATTCACTGCGGGACTGGATACAGCATATTCAGTAAAAAGTCCAGATACAATCGCAATGTCTTTTTCGGCAATTACCAATAAAGGGCGCTATATCGTACTGGATGAAAAGGTATATAACAATGCAGGACAGGACAATCCGATAGCACCGAGTGATACGGTTGTGAATTTTGTGGCTTTTCTTGAGAGAAACAGAAAAGAATGGGGCGGCATGGCACGGAATACTTTTGTGGATTCGGCTGATCAGGCAACATTAACAGAATTTGCAAAGTACAAAAGGATGCACCCGGAATGTCTGTATGTTTTTAATAATGCCTACAAAAAGGTGGAGATAATTGACAGAATCATGCTTCAGCTCGGCTGGATGGATTACAATGCGGATACCGGAAAAGAGCCGTGCTATTATATTGTGAATACTTGTGAGAATTATATCAAAGAACTGGATAAATACTCGTGGAGAGAAGACAAGGACCAGGAGCCGGAGGACGGCAATGACCATATGGTAAACAGTGTGCAGTACAACTGGATTCCTTACCGTACAAAGATAGGAGTGAGAAGAAATGGGGTTGATAGGTAAAATGGCAGACAAAGTAAGAAACGGAATCAGAAGCTTTTTAGAGATTCAGCCAGCACCGGCCGGTACAATATACATTAATGAAAAGCTGGACTATGAATCCAATGCAATTAAAAATAAAATATGGTACAGAGGGCAGTCAGACGAATTATCACAGTTGTATAAGAGTATTGATGCTGACAGAACACTGTTTTGGAAAGCTGTTCCCACACCGGGAAGGGCAATCAGAAAAATCCACACAGGACTTCCTGCGAATATCGTTGATATGCTGGTATCTATTGTAATGTCAGACATGAACAGTATTAATGTATCGGAAAAACAGGAAGAATGGGAACTGATAGCAAAAGACAATAATTTTGAAGCGGTAATGACAAAGGCGCTGACACAGACACTGGTTGTCGGTGACGGCGCTTTTAAATTTACGATTAATACAATGATAAGCCCATATCCGTTGATTGAGTTTGTATCCGGCGAAAATGTGGAATACATCTATCAGCATGGCAGAATCAGCCGGATTATTTTTAAAACGGCATATCGGTACAAGCACAGGACATACCTGTTGGAAGAAACATACGCAAAGAACGGCATTTATTCATGTCTGTATGCAAACGGAAATGAGGTGCCGTTAAACAGTATCCCAATGACAGAAGGATTACAGGAATCAGTCACATGGAAAGGCGATTTTATGATGGCGGTTCCGTTTAAGATTTATGATTCAAATAAGTGGGAAGGCAGGGGAAAATCGGTATTTGATTCAAAATGTGACAACTTTGATGCGTTGGATGAAGTATGGAGCCAGTGGCTTGAAGCGCTGCGCAGAGGCAGGTCAAAAGAATATATTCCAACATCACTATGTCCGAGGAATCCTGACACAGGAGAAATCATAAAACCGAATGACTTTGATAACCAGTATTTACGGGTAGAAGGAAGCTTGTCGGAAGATGGGAAAGATAAGGTTGAACTGATACAACCGGAGATTCCACATGAAAGCTATTTGAGTACCTATGTAACGGCACTGGATTTGTGTTTACAGGGATTAATCAGTCCTTCTACGCTGGGAATTGATGTAAAGAAGCTGGATAATGCAGAAGCACAGAGAGAAAAAGAAAAGGCAACACTTTACACAAGAAACAAGATAGTTGAAACGATTCAACACAGCCTGCCGGAAGTGGTCAATACGGCGATACAGACATATGAAGTGTTGACAAGACAGGCTGTAACCTGTCATACGGTGGAAATACCGTTTGGTGAATATGCAAATCCGTCTTTTGAAAGCCAGGTTGAAACTGTTTCAAAAGGAAAGCAGGGCGGCATTATGAGTATTGAAGCTTCTGTAGAGGAATTGTATGGCGATTCCAAAGATGAGGAATGGAAGAAACAGGAAGTATCACGGCTGAAAGCAGAGCAGGGAATTGAAACAATGGAACAGGTATCGGTCAGTGAGGATAATGGCGGGTTTGTAGTAGATAAAGTGCAGGATATTCCGAAATGAGGTGAATAAAGTTGCCGAGATATGTAAACGGTGAATATGACATTGAAAAAGCGTTTCGTGCAATCGAGGACGAATTGATTCATTCTATGATTCGTAATTTTAAACAGCACCGTGCAGAGGAAACAAAAGAGGAATATAACTGGTCTGCATGGCAGATAGAACAGTTGAAATCACTGGAACAGTACAAGAAAGCCAATGCAGAGAAATTTTCAAGCCGGTTCAGCAACATCAACGCTTCAGTAGAGGAATTGATAAAAGAAGCCCGCACACAGGGAGGTTCAGAGCAGGAAGAACAGATATTAAAAGCAATTAAAAATGGATTTAAAGCAGCGAAGCCGCCTAGACAGGGTATGGAAGCTGCTTTTTTTAGATTGAATGATAAAAAGATAGAGGCATTGGCAAAGGCAACAAAGAATGACTTATCAAAAGCAGAACACGCTACGCTTAGAATGGCAAACGACAAGTACCGTCAGATTATATTTAATGCGCAGGTTTATGCCAATACAGGTGCGGGGACATATGAAAAGGCAGTGGATATGGCGACAAGAGATTTCTTGAGTGCCGGTATCAACTGCATTGAGTATAAAGACGGCAGCAGGCACAATATCAAAGAATATGCAAGCATGGCAATTAGAACGGCAGATAAGCGGGCATATCTGACAGGAGAAGGTGAAAAGAGAAAAGAATGGGGTGTTACGACTGTAATTGTAAAAAAGCGTGGAAATGCCTGTCCGAAGTGCCTGCCGTTTTGTGGCAAGATACTAATAGATGATGTATGGAGCGGCGGTGTCCCGGACGGAAAACATAAGTTGATGAGCCAGGCAATCACCGCCGGTCTTTATCATCCGAATTGTAAAGACATACATACAACGTACTTTGAAGGAATTACAAAGTATGGAGAGCCGTATACCGATACTGAATTAAAGCAGATTGAAAGTGATTACAATGAGGGACAAAAACAAAAATATGCCCAAAGGCAGGCAGAACGGTTTGACCGCCTTGAAAAGTATTCTCTTGATGATGATAATAAAAAAATGTATGCGGCACGGAAGGAGCAGTGGGAAAAACAGGTTGATTCAAAACAGGAGTATAAACTTGTAAATCGAGGTGAAAGCAAAATAGTTGAAGTTAAAAATAACAGAAATATAAATATTAGCGAAGTTGAGGACTATAAAGGAGATGTTTATATATCTGATAAGGCAAATATTAAGCCGAGGGCATTGCATGAAATCTACAACAATACAATGAAGGCAATGGAATTGTGGGGAATTTCAAAGAATAGAAGACCTGAGATTAGAATTGTTTCATATGAAGAATTAGAGGCATATGGCAAATATAATGCAGTAGATAATGTTGTATATTATATACCCGAAGTTGTTTCAGAAGATATTGTGGGGGGAAAGGCGATTACAGAATATCATGAAATGTGGCATATGAAGCAGGCTGAAAAGTTTAGAAGTAAAGGCTGGAATATCACTAAAGAGAACTATGGCAAGTACATTAGAGAATTAAACAAAGAGTGCAAGAAAACAATTGACGTACTTGGTATAAATGAATATAATGTGGGTAAGATAAGTGATTATGCGGAAAAAATGCTGGATTATGGAAGATATGATGAAGTTGAAGCCGAATATATGACGATTATAAAATCAAAGGGGAAAGAATTATGATTATTGATTATCCGGAAGAAATAAAGAAAGCAATGGAGATATATGAACCTTATAGGTTAAATATTAAAGATGGAGAATTAAAAGATGCACCGCAAGAAGCAATAGATGCTTTTTATAAGTGTAAAAAGTGGGCCTGGGAACAGGAACAGTAGATGAGTAGCCACCAGTCGAGAGATTGGTGGTATTTTTATACCCAAGTTGCACCGGTGCAACAGAATTTAATATTAGTTAATAAGCACACATGGCAATACGCTGTGGGTGCTATTTTTATGCCCAAAAGAAAGGAAGATATGAAATATTTAATTGAATATAGGGGAGAAGTCCTGTCAGGGAAGGCTCCTGACCTCCCCAAGATAAGCTAA